CGTAACTTTACTAATCCAAAGTTTGATAGTCAAACAAAAGAACGTCTTACTAATCCAACAGGTAATGTAAAGGAACACTTGGCAACCTGTGGCGTTAGAGATGCTGCATGGCTTGCTCAAAAGATTTTAAATACACCTGATATTATTGACCCAATTATTGAAGCACAACTTGCGAAGAAGATCGCCGCTGATAAACGTGCTGCTACATTGGCACAAAAGAAATTACGTAAGGTCAAGGTTGCTAAACATATTGCTGCTAATAAAGATGAAGCAACATTGAAGATTGTGGAAGGTGACTCTGCTATGGGATTCTTATTGAAGGTAAGAGACCCTGATACAGTAGGAGCATTTCCATTGCGTGGTGTGATTATGAATACATGGGATATGAAACCTGCTGATGTTCTTAAGAATAAGGAACTATCTGAATTGGTTGCTGTATTAGGATTAGATATTAATAATCCAGATTCCGTAGATAATATGTCATACAAATATATCGCAACACTAACTGACGCTGACCATGATGGTATCGGTCATATCAGTCCATTACTGATTGCGTTCTTTTACAAATTTTGGCCTCGCCTATTAACTGAACGAAGAGTTATGATTACAAGAACTCCGATTATGATTAGTTCAAAAGGCGATGAAATAGAATGGTTCTATACCTATGAAGAAGCAAGCGCCTTTAAGAGTAAAGAGAAAAGTTATAAGCATAGATATATTAAAGGTCTAGGTTCTTTGACTGAAGAAGAATATAGTGTTATTATTAATTGTCCTAAGTATGATGTAGTAACAGTTGATGATGCTGATATTTTCCAAATGATGTTTGGTAAAGATTCCGCATTAAGAAAGGAGTATATGTTCGCATGACAGATTTAACAATGTTCGCTGAAGAGATGAAAGGTACTGAATACCCAATAAGTAAAGTTGCTGCTAACGAATGGAAATCGTTCGCAATGTATACTGTTGAAAGTCGAGCAATTCCAAATATGATTGATGGACTCAAACCTGTCCAACGATTCTATCTTTATAGTTCAATATTAAACAGTAAGCGCGATTTCAAAAAGGTATCTGCAGTGTCAGGTATCATTTCTGATTATGGATATAACCACGGTGAAGCATCGGCTGCAGGTTCAGGTCAACTGATGGCAGCTGAATGGAATAACAATATCTGTCTTGTTGAAGGTAGAGGATCATTTGGTACTCGACTTGTTCAAGAAGCAGGTGCTCCTCGTTATGTCTATACAAGATTGCACAATAATTTCAATAAGTACATTAAGGATTTGGATTTAAGTCCTGTCCATGAAGATCCTGAGCATGAACCACCTGCATTCTATTTACCTATCATTCCTATGGTACTTGTAAATGGAACGAAAGGTATTGCTACAGGATTCGCCACAAACATTCTTCCACACTGTCCTGATGACTTGAGGAATGCTTGTTTGGAATACTTATCACATGGGACGGTAAGTAACGTCAGTGTAAAGTTTCCTGACTATACAGGCGAAGTAGAACAACAGGAAGACCCAACTAAATTTGTTTCGTATGGTACCTATACCAAGCGAGGTAAAACTCAGCTCTCCATCACAGAGGTACCATACGGCTTTGACCGAGAAGGATATGTCAAAGTATTAGATAAGCTTGAAGAAGATGGAGATATTGTTTCATATGAAGACCTTTGTGATAAGAACGGATTCCGATTTGAAGTTAAGCTGAAACAAAATACTTCTGCGAATTGGAATAAATCTAAGATCATTAGCAAGTTTAAACTGAGTAAGCCATTTGCACAAAATCTTACAGTTATTGATTTTAATGGAAAATTACGCGAATATGAGGATGTCAAAGGCATTGTAAAGGATTTTTGCGACTACCGCCTTGGTATCCTTCAGCAGCGAATTGATGCTAGACAGGCAGAGTACATGGAACTCTGTAGATGGCTTCAAGTCAAAATGGAGTTTATTCAGGCAGTGCTTGAAGACAATATCATATTTAAGAATCAAAAGAAAAAGCAAGTAGAAGCTCAGATCTTAGGTACAACATCTGCGTTGAATACTGACATTGACAGATTGCTTCGTATTAATATATTGAGTTTAACCGACGAGATGGTTAAAGATCTTGCTAAAGAAATCAAAGAGGCAGAAAAGACATTGAACTTTTGGAAGAAGACAACACCAAAGAAACAATTCGTCGCTGACCTTGAGGAGATAAATAATATTGAATAAATTATGGACTATATGGAAATATGCCTTAGGTGGATTTTCAGATGATAAGACGGAGCCATACGATAACTATGTCGCTCTTTTGAGAACGGTTATTGTAGGCGTTAATTTTTTAACTTGCTTTTTCATAATGGCAAATGTAATACATAACTGGTAAGATGGAACAGAGAATTGAAGATATTCGTCCAAATGATATTGTGGTGGACATTGGCGCTGCTACTGGGAACTTTGTTGCTCACGCTGTTGCTAATAACGCTTCTCATATCGTTGCCGTGGAACCTAATCAGGATTACCTCAGAACATTGGTCGAAACTACTCCGAACGTAACTGCTATCAACGCAGGTATCGGTTCAACAGCAAATCACTTTAACAACATTTCTTCAAAGGGATATAAAAAGATGTCCTTCCTAGATTTGGTTGTTGATTATAATATCCCAAAGATTGATTATTTAAAAATTGATTGTGAAGGTGGAGAATATGGAATCTTTACCGAGATGAACTTTCCTTACTTAAGGACTCAGGTCAAAAACATTCAAGTTGATTTTCATCTTAACTCATATTCAGGTTGTGCCAAGCAATGGCAAAAGTTGAGAGATGGATTATTGAAAAAATTTGAGACAGTTGAATTTTTAAATCCTGACGATGAGGCAAAAGCAACCGATGATAATTTTCTAAAGGCAGGCGATTTCTCAACGCTGCCTTACTTTACATTGCTTATCAGTAATTCTTAATGTAAACCATAAAGGACAATGGTACATGCTTGTACCAATCCTGCCTAAATAATTTCTGACCTAAAGTTTCGTCTTGAAAGAATAACCTATTCGTATCGAAACAAGCTTTTAAGAAACGGTCTTTCCATTCAATGAATTTTTCGTTTGCTCCATATTGAGTACTAAGGTGTACCCTTGCGGCAATGAATCGAGTTTGAGTCATTAAATAATCTTTATGGTCTTTGTGCAATATATTATATAAAGCAGGACCAACATCGCATTTGATTACATCAACTGATTGAAGATCATAGTATTCAATCAACTCGGGCAAAGACATTAATTTAGGTTCTTCTTCGTCCTCAATTAAAGTAGCAGATTTATATACATGGGTTCTATCAATATCGGTTCTGCCCATAGCTGCATTAATAGGAACGATAGGCCATTCACCTGGGTCTTTATTAAATAAATGAGGAGATACATTTTTAATTGCTGTTGCGAGTAATCGTTTATTAGGTTCAATCATGAATACTCGTTTAGCACCTCTATCTAATGATTGTGCGGAATATAAACCGATACCACATCCAATGTCAAGGACGGTATCACCTGGTAGAACTTCGTACCACCAATTAAAATCTTTCTTATTGAAGAATTGGTCGTATAACGTGGCAACTTCGTTCATTGACATACCTGCGGTATCAACTTCGAAGTTAAGGGATTTAATATCAAACATGCTTTACCTCAAACTAATAAATAATAAAAACCATACAGATTTTATTTATAGGAATTAACCGTGGCTGAAATTATAAACAACTATCTTTCACCAACAAATTTTACGATAAGTATATCTCGTTTACCTAACGTAGAATTCTTTACACAGAAATTAACTATCCCGTCAGTGACAGGTACTGCGGTAGCTATTGATACACCGACGAAAGCTTTTTATGCTCAACAAGATAAGTTACAATATAGTGATTTAGAATTAGGATTCATTGTTGATGAAAGCATGAACAACTATAAAGAGATACTTAATTGGATGGAAGGTATCGCATTCCCAGAGGAATCAAAACAATATAAAGATCTTGTCGGTAGTAATGATGGAATAGAATCCGACATAATCGCAACAGTTACAAATTCACATAAGAACCCAAACATAAGATTCGTATTTAAGAATTGTTTCCCAACATCTTTGGGTTCAATCAGTCTTGACGTAAATGTTCAGGACATTTCATATGCTACTTGTAATGTGACAATGAGATACGACAGTTTCGTAATGGAGCAACTATAAACCATTGACATTAACCTAAAACTATGGTATAATAGTAAAGTTAATAAAAGTTTGAGATAGATTATGGATACTAATGATATAGCAGCACTTTGGGCAAAAGACTCGCCGATTGATGAAACGAATCTTGTCGGTGAAAGCAAACGCATTCCTGAGTTACACAGTAAATACTATAACCTATATTATAGGGAAGTATTACGTGTAAAGAAACTTAAAGCCGAATATAAAGAATTGGAAATGACCAAGCGTTCTTATTACGATGGTTCAATGGACGAGATCACTTTAAGAGAAAACGGTTGGAAGCCATTCCAATTAAAAGTATTAAGAAACGACTTGGACAAATATGTTCAGGCCGATAAAGATATTATTAAGCTTAGTCTAACAATTGATTTCCATACCGCAAACGCAAACTATCTCGAAGATATAATTAAAACAATACACAGCAGAAACTTTGTAGTTAAGAATATGATTGATATTCTAAAGTTTCAATCCGGAGATTATTAATGTATAAGAAAATGATGGATTGGTGGTACGGGGAACCAAAACCTGAACCTAAAGTAATTGATATGATGGCAGACGATGTTGACCCAAACGAGGTTACTATCGAAAACGCATATAAGACAAGATGGATTTGGTATCATACGATTTTAGCAATCGGTATCTTTTTCACAAACATATTATTGACAGCAATTTTAGTAGTCCTAGCAATTAAATTATGAGTGAAAGAATTGAAATAGAATATCTTAATTCCGTTTATATGCGTATCAAAGCTGATGCGGGTATGAAGTCGGAGTTGTCTGAGTTCTTTGCCTTTAAACCTGAAGGCTATCAATTCAGTCCAAAGTATAAAGCAAGAGTATGGGATGGAACGATTCGTTTGTTTCAACCTATGCGTCCTGTTCTATATGTTGGACTATATCCTCATCTGAAAAAGTTTTGTGAACAACGCGATTATATTTTAGAAGCACCACCTGAGATTGGTGAAAAAGAAATCGTTGAAGACGGTTACATTGATGAATTAGCAGAAAGCATTAATTGTAAATATAAACCGCGAGACTATCAAAAAGAATATATTCAAAACGCTATTGCCAACCGAAGATCGTTATCACTATCACCGACTTCTTCTGGTAAGTCGTTAATCATTTACTTATTACAACAACATTACTTTCAAGCATTTGGATTAAGAACATTAATTATCGTTCCGACCATTTCATTAGTACATCAGATGGCAGGAGACTTTGTTGATTATGGTTGCGATTCAGATGTCATATATACTATTCAAGGTGGTGTAGATAAAAATACTAAAGCACCTATTGTAATTTCTACATGGCAGTCATTAATTAAACAACCTAAGGATTGGTTCAGACAATTTGGTTGTGTCATGGGAGACGAAGCTCATACATTCCAAGCAAAGTCATTAACTAAGATTATGCATAACCTTGAAGATTGCGAATACCGTCATGGATTTACAGGTACACTAAAATCTTCAGAATCAAAAACTCATAGGTTAGTATTAGAAGGTTGCTTTGGTGAAGTTAAGAGAGTTGTCAATACAAAGAAACTTATTGATGATGGGACTGTTGCTAATTTTAAAGTTCAGGCAATTGTTCTTAATCATAGTAATGAAGCAAAACAAAACTTTAAGAAGGCTATTGCTGCAGTAAAAGAATCTGTTAAGAAGTGGCCTGCTGAACGTGAGTTTATTGTAAACCACGAAAAGAGAAACAATTTTATTAAGAATCTTGTTCATTCACTAAAAGACCAGAATAACTTGATTCTTTTTGATTTGGTAGAGAAACATGGTAAGATCCTTGAGCCTCTACTACAAACCGAAGGAAGGGAACTACATTTCATATACGGAGGAACTTCAGGTGAAGAAAGAGAACGCATTAGGCATTTGGTTGAAAACGACCCTGATAAGAAACATGACATTCTTGCCAGTTATGGAGTATTCAGTACCGGTGTTAATATTCGTCGCCTTGACAATGTGATCTTTGCTTCTTCGAGTAAGTCGGAGATTAAAGTATTACAATCAATAGGAAGGAGTTTACGTAGAGCGGAGGACTCGCAAGAGGCGGTCCTCTATGATATTGCTGATGATTTGAGTGTAGGATCGTATGAGAATTATACGTTGAAACATTTTAAACAGAGAATTGAAATTTACGCAAATGAAGAATTCCCTTTCAAAATTTATACAATTGACATATAGACAACTTATATACCTTTAAGGCGGATAACCTTATTATAACATGTAAATTTTAAATGTCAATAGTTTTTTTCATTTTTTGTGAAAAAAGTTTATTTCTATTGACAATATGGTAATATTAGTATATAATGGCAATTAATTTTTAAACAAGGAGTATTAGTTTGAAATGGCTAAGAAAAGAAATTATGTAAACAATAAAGACCTCCTTGCTGCTTTAATTGACTATCGTGAAAAAGTGGCAGAGGCTGAGGAATGTGGAGATCCTACTCCGCAAGTTCCTGAGTATATCGGAAAGTGTATTATGATGATTGCACAAAGGTTGGCAACAAGACCAAACTTCAGTGGATATATGTATAAAGAAGAAATGATCTCAGATGGAATTGAGAACTGCCTTCAATACATTCATAACTTCAACCCCGACAAATCACAAAATCCTTTCGCATACTTTACACAAATTATTTGGTATGCGTTCCTAAGGAGAATCTCCAAAGAGAAGAAGCAGATGTATATCAAGTTCAAGGCGTCTCAACGTCAGATGCTTGATAACGAAGTGTATGATTCAGCAGGAGAACCAGTTACTGGGAATCAACTCCCAGATTACATCAATGAATTTATTGATGACTTCGAAAATAAACTCAAAAAATAAGAAGAGGTAAATGAAAGTATTAGTATTTGGATTGCCAGGTAGTGGCAAAAGTACGTTATCAGAACCGCTCGCTGAGCAGGTAGAAGGCGTTTGGATTAATGCAGACGCAGTTAGAGAAAAATACAATGATTGGGACTTTAGTGATGAAGGCCGTATGAGACAAGCTGCTCGTATGAGACATCTCGCTGATGGAGTTTCAATGGCAGGCAAGATTGCTATTGCCGACTTTGTATGTCCGTTCCAAAAAGCAAGAGATGAATTTGAACCCGACTATGTTATTTGGATGGACACCATTAAGGAAGGTAGATTTGAAGATACAAATAAAGTATTTGAGAAACCTCGTAGCCTTGATGTTAATTATATTGTGGATGCGTTCAGAGACCGTGAAGACATGGCCATTGCACCTATCCTCGAAAAAGCTTTCAGAGAATGGCAGAAGTAAGCGCATCTCGTCATTTAGCAAAAGCCATAACATGGAGAATTATCGCATCAATAACAACCGCAGCAATTGCTTGGTACTTCGGGTTACCACCAAAAGCAGTAGGTGCAGTGTTCATTGCTGATTTGATAATCAAGTTCATCTTATATTATGGTCATGAAAGACTTTGGTATAAGTATATAAAATTTGGAGTAAAAGAATAATGTTTGATATGGAAGACGCATTCGATTTTAAGAAACCAACTGTTCAGATGTTGGGAAGATGGCAGCCTTGGCATGAAGGTCACACAAAATTATTTGAAAAGGCCTTGACATTGACGGGTCAAGTTGTTATAATGGTTCGTGAAGTATATGGATTCGAAGGAGATGCAGGTGGCGGTAGAACCGCTGACCAATCGGATAATCCTTTCGGAGAGATTGCTGTTATTGACGGTATTAAGAAAGGTCTTGGTGATGCAGGTTACGAAGAAGGTCGTGAGTATATGATTATGGCTGTTCCTAATATTGTTGATATAAGTTATGGTCGTGGTGTAGGTTATACGTTTACAGAACATGACCTTGGCGAACAAGTACATAACATCTCAGCAACGAAGATTCGTGCAAAAATGAGAGAAGAAGGCAAATTATGAATTTAGTACCATCCACCGATCCAATTCTGTTTAAAGAATTAAATGATGTAAACCTTGAAGACCCTGGATTCGATCCTAAAGAGTTAAAAGAACAAATGGCAGAACTGATGGTCTCGAAAAGAGGTCTTGGCCTGTCAGCATGTCAAGTTGGTTTAGACCATAAAGTTTTTATCATAGGTGAAAACACAGAAAATGTCATGATGTTTATTAACCCAACTGTAGTATCTGTTTCAGAAGAAACAGAATTGGACGTGGAAGGTTGTTTAAGTTATCCTGACATGTTTGTAAAATTGGCAAGACCGTCAGAAGTACAAGCAACATGGTATGATGAAGAACTCAAAGAACAAAGTGGTACCTTCACAGGATATACTGCAAGATGTTTCTTACATGAGTTTGACCACCTATATGGTGTTGTATATAAAGACAAAGTCTCAAGATTAAAATGGGACCGCGCTTTAAAGAAAAAAGGTAAAGTTGAAAAACAACGAAGGCAGCTGATGCAATACTTGAGAAATATGGAAGAGTATGAAAAGCAAAGAACATTAGATCCTGCCGAAGAATCTGAAAGATTGGCAAACGAAGCCAAGGAGTAATATGAAGATTGCGATCGTTACCGATATTCACATCGGTGCTCGTGGTGATAGTAGAGTATTCCACGAAGTCCAAAGAAAATTTTTTGAAGAAGTATTCTTTCCTTATATTGACGAACATGACATTAAGGTTGTATTTGACCTCGGTGATACATTCGACCGTCGTAAATATATAAATTATGTCTCGTTACAAAAAGGTAAAGAATTCCTATTCGACAATTTAGCAAAACGTAACATTGAGTTCCATGCATTGATTGGTAACCACGATACCTATTACGCAAACAGTAATGAAATCAACAGTATGAATTTATTGTTACAAGAATATCCACAATTTAAATTATATCAAGACAAAGCTGAACATCTTACTTTAGGTTCAACTAAATTCTGTATGCTTCCTTGGATTAACAAAGAAAACGCAGAAGAGAATCTAAAATTTGTTGCTGAGTCTGACGCAAATATTTTGATGGGTCATCTCGAAGTTAAAGGATTTGAAATGATGAAAGGTGCTTTGTGTACTCACGGTTTAGATATGAATGTATTTAAACATTTTGAGTCTGCATACTCTGGTCATTTCCACCATCCTTCAAGATATGGCAATGTCGAGTACCTTGGTTCACCATACGAAATGACATGGTCTGATTACAAAGGTAGTCGAGGTTTCCACGTATTTGATACTGAAACTCGTGAGAT